GACCTCTATTCTTTTTCTATCATAAAGTATCTTTCTTGTAGGCGACCAAACAGATATACGATTATTAACTAATTGATAAAAATCTTTATCAGTACTCATTATTGTTATTTGAGAGTCTCTTAAAATTTGTTTACCAATGTATGCAATAGCATCGTCTGCTTCTATATTCTCTACAGACATAAAAGTAACAGGTAAACATTTTAGATATTCAAGTAAACGTCTAAATTGTCTACGCATATTCTCCGATTCATTCTCATCGGATAGTCCTTCAATCCTATTAGGCCTCTTAAGCGGCTTTCTCCCGGCTTTGTATTCTGGATAAAGTTTTTTCCTTCTTACAGAACCACCCTTTCCATCAAAAACAATAATTGTTCTTGTTGGGCTAAGAGTTCGAATTGCTAATGCAATTGTTTGTAAAAAACCTACAATTCCACCGATATGTTGACCATCAGAATTGGTAGCAGGTGACGCAGCCCACGTTCTGATAAAATTGTTTAAGCCATCAATTATCAGAACGTGGTCATTAACGCTATGTTCTTTTCTTACATGCTCACCAATCTGAGAAAGTATCTCTTTATATCTTTCACGCATCTTCATTGACTACTTCGTCTGTAAATTCAACATCATCGATGCCTCTCTTATCATCATACTTCAATATGTTAGCTTCACAGATTTTATCATAGAGATATTCTTTGAGTCCATCTATTTCTTCTAGCTTATCTTTGAAGTCTTTTGATAAGAATTTTACAGGAGTACCGTTGTAGTCAATAGTATACCAAGCTCCAGCACCTTGCGCTACCTTAATATTCTTAAGAGTTAGCAGCCAGCCACCGGCGTCATCAATACCGCGATCAAAATACATCTCATAGTCTGATATTCGCAGTGGTGGTCCGATTCTGTTCTTGATAATTTTAGCGCGGCATTTATGTCCGATTACATTTGATTCTTTGTCCTTGATCATGCCCATATTCGATAATCGTATACGAGTTGAAGCGTGGAATGGTAGTGCCAAACCTCCGCTAGTCGTATATGGATCACCAAACATAACACCCAATTTCTGTCTCAATTGATTTGTAAACACAAGTGTTATTTTTTGTCTACCAATCATTTGTGTAATCTTACGCATTGCCTTAGAGATTATGATTGCTTTTGACGTAGCCCATCCATCTTTTTCATAATCAGCAGCCATCTCAACCTTAGTAGATGCACCAGCAAGACTATCAACCAGAATGGTTACATATTTTGTCTTGTCAGATTCTCTTACTTTAGTTATAATATCTTCGATTCCTTGAAATATATCTTCAACAGTTTCCATATGAAGATACAGGATATTCTTAGTATCAGCACCAATTGCATCTAGAAATTCCTTGCTAACGGAAGTTTCTGTATCAATATAAACTGCGATACCACCTTTTTTCTGTGTCTCAGCAAGAATGTGTGCTCCAAGCAGCGATTTTCCGGAAGCCTGAAGACCATTAATCTCCGTTATTCTTCCCACTGCTATTCCAGCATTCGGCTTGTTTGATATTGCTAAGTCAAGTAAAGATGATCCTGTAGATATGAAATCTTTAATATCAGTTGGCGTATCATCTGATCCATCTAAGAAAAATGCTACTTTTTGCCCTTTTACTTTCGAGTTTAGACTTTCAGCTAACTCACTAGCAAGGACATCACGTCTCTCGCTCATAGCGTTCTCCTTGTTTAAGAGTTAAATAGGTCGTCAAATGCTGAGGAAACGTCCTCAGTAGCAGCTTGGCTATTTATAGCTTTTGCAGGATCAGCAATATCCTTATCATCAATATCACTCTCAGAATGCAACCAAGCTTCAAGAGCTTTTTGTAAATCGTCATATTCTAATTCTGAATAAATATCTGTGATATTCTTTTGCGTTTCCTTAACTATACCCATAACTTTAGTGTTCTCTGTGAGAGGCGTCTGATTAGGTTTAACCCTAATATTCGTCATCGGAAAAGCACGTCCTGTTTCTTCACTGGTCTTAAACTCAACGACAATATCACGACCTTTTATTGGATCAGTGATGTCACCGTAGTCTGGATCAGCTATAACAGAAAGTAATTCCTGATACACCATTTTTCCGAAGCCCCAGAATTTTACACCTTCATTCTCCTCACCGCGAACGATGACAGGAGCGTAGGTACGCATCTTAGCTTCTATTTTCCTACCAAGTTTATAGTCTTCCTTATTGCCGGAAGTCTTTAACTTAGTTGCGAACTCCTCAATCGGATCTGGACGACCGAATGAGATAGGAGACAAATAATTCTTCTCGCCCATATCATAATGAAAATACAACTCAATAAATGGGTTGTCTTTATTAAATTTGTAAGGTACGATTCGAACTTGTGTCTTCCCTGGACTCGGTTTCCATAGATTTGAAGTTCTTGTGTTTGATTGTTGTAGTTGTGATAACCTGGATTTTATTACATTTAAGTCCATTGTCATTACTCCTTATTCATTAGTTATTTATTACAGAAATATATATTAGTTAATGTTGTCAAAAATTAGTTTTTTATTAAAAAAAAGAGCCCCGGCGGGAATGTATAAGTCATCATAATCCGACATTATATGGTAGATGGGCCGAGGCTCTTAAAGTTGGAAATTTTTGGGGATGTAGGACTTGCGATCACCTACAACTTCTAGCTCAGATTTGTCGAACCCTGTACCTAACACCTAAGAGTTACCTTAGTTCTTCTCAATAGTGGTTAGCTATCGTTGAAGCCAGCACAACCTGTTTGTCATTGCCTTATCTCTCTGAGTTTAGATTAATTCGGCCACAAGATGGGATTTCGGTGTTACCCTTACCCATAACAGGGTCAAAGAATCGCTTCTTTTAGTTTTTCTAGAAGTACATTACGTATCGTATGTCTACAAGACCTTTACCTACTCACCACATTCGGCAAGTGGTCAGTCACCACGACATTACGTTAGATTGTCTTATGGCCTCCTTCAGAAAACCATTATTCGACCAATCCCGTACCAGGACGATCATTCCCGGGTACTTTTCAAAATCTCAATTTTCAATAAGCTACGCGATTACTCGCGTAATAAAATATATATACTTCTAAATTCTCAAAGTGTGGTTTTTATATAACTTTTTTATACATCAACTATTTTGTATAACTTTGTGCTTACAATATTAAGACCTTTATCATTCGTTAGTAATAAACTATTCTTATATGATTCCCAATGTAAAGAATAGGACTTATCTAGCACACCATCATTTTCTTTTCTTATAGCTTCGTTCAATGCATTTATAGTGTATAGCGTATTTGTTTCTTTTTTGCGATGAATTGCCATCGTCTTTGAATTTTGTATAAAATCTTCTGTCTTCTCTACATTATACGTACATATTAAAGAATCTGGTTCATCCATATTTTCAAAAATATAAATCTTATTAAATACAACATTTGCTGCTAATCTAATAAGCTCAACTGTATCCTCAAAGTCATACTTACTACAAAAAGTACATAATAATTGTGTTTTCATTATATCAATCCTTCTAGTCTTGGGTCTATATTGTCTGGTATAGAATCAAAATATCTAACCTCTTCATGTTCATGACTTTTCTGTGGTATTACTGGCATCTTTAATCTTGATTGATAAATAAAGAATGCACCTCCTCTAGAATTTTTCTTAACTGCTAGTTCAGTGACTGGTGTATTTATATGACTTCCTTCTGCAACTACAAATATTGAAACCTCTTCAATTGTCTCTCTTATAGCAGCCTCTAGTGGCGTCTCACCGTGATCTACTTTACCTTTTGGTATTCCCCACCATTCGTCCTCTTTAACTAATACAACACCAACATCTGACTGTAGAACAATTCCAGCTGTATCATTACATCTTTCTTCCATCAATATATCCTTTAGTTTTATCACTACAATCTTTTAACCCAACTCAATACATCAGATAATCGTAATCCATTTCTTACCAATGTATCTACTTCTTCCGAATTCTTATATTTGCTTTTTATAGCAGTCTCTATGGTCTCAATCATTGTTTTTTTCATCTTAGAGGAAACATTAATTTTTTTATCTCTACCCCAGCCATCAACACTTTCAGGAGGGCCAACACCAACGCCTGCATAAAAAGGTTTGCCGTATTGTGGCTTAAACTGATAATCTATAGTTGTAGCACCACCTCGTCTTTCTTTTGCGTATACAAAACTAACCTCAAACCCGCGCGCTGTTGCGTCTTTATAAGCGTCTCCAACCTCTATATCATCATTAGTTAGTGCTTCTTTTAATTTAGCACCTTCAAATAAATCTTCAATCATCCAGTCTGGAACATCTTTTGCATATTTTCTAGCACGTGGATCATCAAAAAAATCAAACACATCATCAACACTTAAATCTTCATCACGGTATGATTGATTTATTTTACTATGTAAATACATTAAAGCTTTAGCAGCTTTTGGTTCACCTGATCTTTTAACATCCTTTGCTAAATCCTCAAGCTGATCCATCAGATAATAGCCTTGTATTTTTTTCTTTTCTGTTAGTAAATCTTTTAATTTTATCATTAAAATACTCCTGATCCGTTTGGTCCTTTGTCAACTATAAATTGCGTGAACCAATTCTTTGATTTTGCTATTCTCTTAACAGCTTCATAAAAATCTTTCTTATTATAATGGCCCTTTCTAGCAAAGGCATTAGATAATTCTTCTAACTTCTCTTGTGTTAAATATATTCTCTTAGAAATTATATGATCCCATACCCTATGTGCGACCTTATCCCATTTTGCCTCTAATAATAAGTCTTTTAATTTAATCACGTTGATTTCGCATTTGCCGTTTCTTGAAACTTAACACCATTCTGACTTATTGATTTATACTCAAAATTACTAGCATCAGAAGCAAGTATCTTCATACCAGATTTCCTAAAAATTATCCAACTATCAGCATTTGCCGCATTCGCAGTAAAAATCTTATTCATTGCATCTTGTATTCCAGCCGCAAATCCGCCCGGATTTCTCACATACATTAATTTGGACAAATAATTTTTTAAAAGCTCAAACCTATTTTGATCAGATTCAGGAAGTAATTCAAGAGTAACTTTTTTTCCATTACTTAAAGATGATGCAGCCGTTGTTGTTATAGAAAATCTTACTACACCCATATTCGGACCATAAAATCTAACTTCATTATAACCCTTATCATCTACACCAATCAACGAGTTTGCTGCTTTATAGAACGCAGTAAAATTCCTTTGATCACCGGCCGAGAATTCTCCTGATACAATTTTCGGTGATATCTCTTTCATTTTCTTTTGATCATAGAAACCATTGACTCTTTTAAGAATCTTATCTTTTAATACGATTATTTCTTGTTTTGTTGTATTGTTTGGAATAAGCTCCCATGGGGACAGTGCCTTATCTACAGCATCTATTTTTTGTATAACTTTAACTGTCTCTAATATCTGATTCCAAAATGGGAACTTAGATACTGCTGCCTCTACTCCTGCCCTAATTGGTCCACTCTCGGATTCAGAATAATCCTTTACTTCGTATTTCATTTGACCTACTTCTAAATCATAGCTTTTATTTCCACCCTGTATTGATGAATCTGCAACCGCTGCTGCTAAATATATTTCTCCTCTTCCTGCTCCTGCTGGCTTTAATTCGAAAAGAGTCTTAGCTACACCGCTAGTATATTTCATAGTCTTAGTTGGCACAGTATACTCAGCCAATACATTTTTTACAAAATCCACTCTATCCTTTTTTGTCTTAAAATTACTTAGTGCAGTCTTTGCCACTTTTTCCGGAACTCCCGATGGTAATTTTGTAATAAAATCTTCAAACTTTTGAAGTTTACTTGCATCTTTTAATAGTTTTGCAAAATCTAATCTCCACTTCCATCCTTGTGGTCCTTCTTTATACAACCACTTATTACCATCCATAAATCCTGTAATATCGCTATCCTCCTTCTCTTCATCACTCAGTAGCTCTTTATAGCTTGTTACTTTTTCTGCCAAGTATAAAACTGAATCAACGGTCTCAATGTCTAAATGTTTCTTAAGTTCTTCCCTAACTAAATAAAGATGATTAGGATCTTTAAGATCGACCATCCCATCTGATGTTTGATATGATACGTTATCTATCGCATCGCTTATAACTTTACTTATGTCCATTTACTCTCTCCGTAATATCTTTCATCGAACCATATCCTAATCCAGCCTTAATTTTAACTGGAAAGGAACTGTCCTGTAGAATTTCTTTTAACTCTAATACTATTCTGAGTCCCTCTGTCCTATCAAGGTCGAACAGAAAACTATCATACGTATATAATATCATGTTTGTACTACGAGGCTCCAGATATTTTTGAACCTTTTTAATTGTTTCAATATTTTGCTCTGTTTCATATGACTGAATAAAATAATTCAATACCTTATTTTTATTTGCTTCAAGTATTATACTAGATGCAAACTTACGTTTATAAATATGTGTCTTAAACTGTTTATGGGTCTTAAAATGACTGTATAGCGAGCTTGCCATTTCTTCAATTTTATAGAAAAAAGGATTATCATTTTTGTCAACTTTGACATCTCCATATAAAATTTGCCATGAAATTTTCTTAGCATCATCGTATGAAGAATTATAAACATTGTCAGCAAAGTATTGATGAAGTGATATATCTGTTGGGATATTATATTTAAGTAATTTTGCAAGTATTCTAAGATGGAACGCATCATAGTCAAATTCAACTAACATCCCCTTGTCAAATCTAGATACAATCTGATCTCTTGTACCATCATTCTTATTTAATGCACCAAAGTTTATGCCACGAAATGTATTAGATGGCCTTCCCGTAGTTGTTAACATATTATAATTTGAATATCCATAGCCATTTTTAAATACAGCATCGAATTTTCCTCTTTGGAGTTTCAATCCTGGTTTTTCTAATTTTGCTAATGTTATTAATGCCTGATTATATTTTATAAAACCTCTATCTACGGGTATTTTATGTTTTACTATTTCACTTAATTTATTTCTAGAGTACTCCAACACCTTTACTAATGGCACTATTTTATTCATACTAAATTCATTATGATTAAGCTCATATATGTGTTCAAAAACATAAGGTCTTATAGTGTCTTCTAATTTTGTTTTATTTAAATGACACAATAACGATACATCATAGATATTAGTAAATCCTGTAATATGATAAAATTCTTTTAAAGACTCTGTCCAAAACCTTTTTGCTGATGATAGTAGTGATACATCTAAATCCTCGCCTAAAGATTCAGAATGACTAAACACAATATCAACGATATTATCATCATATTTTAATGTTGCAGAAACAATACTACTTTCAGCAGGATGCTTTCTATAGTCCTCATGTACTATAGCAATTACTACATCTTTGCCACGGATATTGTC